AACGGTCAGATAATCAATTCTAATACTAAATTGCTTGCCCCCAGTGACAGGTTTCAAGTCAACAACAGGATCATTGTTGATTTTATTGGCTAATATTTTAACGTATGAAGGATCGTGCGTTAACGGGTTCATCACTCACCCTCCTTCAATGCGGCATCAGAGATAATTCCTAATCCATTGGCTAATATTAAAGCAACAACGCCAAGTTGGTCGTCTAATTCTTGCCCATTCTCTTTCCAAATTTCAGCAGCATGATGCATTGCTTGGTACATATTGCTGCGTAACCGCTCAATCTCATCTATTGCATCAACAACAACTTCATAATCTTCATTGCTTAAGCGCAATGATCCTAAGCGTTCTACAATATCCATCACTTACCCTCCTTCAGTGCGGCAAGTTTTTTCTGATAGTATTGCCCTTGCTTAATATACATGGCGCATATCTTTTTGTTTGCTTCCATTTTCATAACGTCTAATTTCAATTTGTGATATTCTTCTAAATCTTTTGTTTGTTTGTACAAACCTATTGCAAACGCAATTAGCGGGCCAATACCAAATATAATGTAAAACAAAATTGGCAAATAATCACCATAGCCTGTTGTTCTAAGCCATTCTTCCATCACCACTGCACCTCCCCGTTAATCACGATCTGCACGTACCAGCGGTCGCCGTTGTCGTTCTCCCACAGCGCAGATATGTTGTCGCCGTCCCGCTCATGGCGGACTATCCACTTTCTCATTTTGTTGGCTCCGCTTTACTAAACAAATCTATCAACATTGTATTTCTGGCCTCATACATTGAATCCATCAACATACGCCGTGTCATTTCCCGTTTCGTTATTCCGCCCTTTATAGGAAACCTATGAACTGCCCAACCATATTCGCCGCCAACCCAACGCTTTTCTGGCTCAACACATTTGTTTTCGTTAACATTGCCAATTATGCTATAAGAGAAGCCAACGGCTTTGTGTTCAGTCATTTTGGTATCCTCTTAATAACCCAATGCGCCACTTGTGATACGCCATCAGGCAAATCATTTACCCATTCCCAATCAGGCATACTGGCGGTCTTGTAACGTGACCACACCAAGTAGGTTGCTGTGACAGACTGCATACCGCCAAGAAAATGGATCATTTTGGCGGCTCCGGTAATGGAGGTAAATTAAATTCATTTAGAATTTCGTTGCATAACAATCGTAACTTTGATTGCAAGTTTCCCTTATACTTTTCCTTGCGGATGTCTTCTGGTGTAAACAGAACGCGCCATCCTCCAATTAACGGTTTATAAGACACCCAAAAACCAAAATGCAAATTGCCATCTTCTTTTAATTGAATGTCAGTTTCTGCATTTTCCCCCAACGCTGGCTTTAAGTGAAAATATTCAAAACCTCTTACACCCGGTAAAATTAAATCTTTTATTTCTTGCATTGTTTTCATTTTGGCGGCTCCGGTAATGGCATCCAACGATTGAATTGTTTTTTAAACACATCTTTTTCAAGACATTTTTTCTTTAACCCATCAGGACAATTATAACCCACAATTTCCCATTGGAGAGTTAAAATATTGAAACATGCCATCATCACACAGGAATCTTTTAATTGAACCAAAATTGGTTTGTCGTGTGGCGCTGTTTCTATTGGTTGCCATTTAGTCATAACACGCCTCCCATCAAAAAGTTGACCCAAACAAAATTACGGAAATAAGTTCCAGCAACATTGTCCATGAGATAAAAATTCCAAGAGCGGCAGCTGGGACCACAAGTCCAATAAACATTATAGTGACAAAAATTGCTTGTGGCTTGTCCTCGTAAAACTCTTTCAAGAAGTATTGATAAACAGATTTCATGACCGCACCATGCCGCAGTAGCCGTGGGTTGTGCTATTCCGCCATATTTTATCTTGAAGGAAAGGCGCGTTTTCGCATTCCACCAATTCTTTTCCCCACCGCCAAGCCATGCACGTTTCGCCAATGCAAGCAGCGGCAAATTCTGGCCTATTCATACTCATGCAGCATCCCATTTTTTCAGCCTCTTCAGGCGTCACATAGTGTGGGTTGTCAATCGTACTTTGGTTTATCGTCATCGTCGTTCTCGTTGATTGATATGGTTAAGTTTGTTATCTGTGAGTAGGCAAATATTATGGCTTCCATTTTATCTATTTGCGCAATTGATTGGGCGCACTCACGCTCAAGCATTTCTATTCTGTCTTTTAATACGTCAACGTATCGCATTACTGGATCGTCACTCATTGCACTGGTGCCTCTGGCTGGCTTTTGCTTTCCATAATGACAGATGCAAATACCATAGCGGCTTTACTGCGTTCTGGTTCATCTAACTGGTCTAAAACCGTCGCAGAAAATACTGACAAGATGTGCAAGATGGTTCCTATGCTCATGCCATCAACAGCCGCGCCAATGGCATCATATGCCTTAATGTGGCGTTCCTGCTTTTTCTTTTCCATGTGTTCGTTAAGGTCTATGGTCATTTAACTTCCTCATTCTTTCATTTTGACGTTCTACGTATTCTCTGGCTTCGCGCATTTGTTCTTTGCAAAATTCAGGAAGGTCTTCTTGGTTCTCAAACCGTTCCAACCATTTCATATAAAACTCATCGTATTTGATTTGATGTTCTAATTCCGCCTTGTTTTTGTCTGCCCACGCCCTTTTAAATTCTTTTTCAGTCTTTATGTCTTCTTTCACGGATGGGTGGTCAGGGATGTATGGTTCTATGGGGAATATATTTTCTGTGGTCATATCATCTCCCAAGGGTTACGAATTGGCCCGGCGCTATCAAATTGAGTTGTGCAGGAAGTATCTGGCCCAACGGTACCGTAGATAGTCCACGCAGGATCATCCAGCCAAGCTTTGCGTTGCTGTTCTTGTTTAAGGATACGGTCTGCTATGATTTGGTCTACGGTACGGTCATCCAAACCAACCGTTCCTTGCCAATGATTGGATTTAGGTAACATATCTCTACTTGGAACACCGTAATCCCACGATGTAACCCGCACCATGTTGGCAAACTCTTGCGTACCCGCAAACAGATTGGCGTTAATTGGTTCCCAAAACTTATGAATAACTGTCTGGCCGGACAAATCCAATCCTGTGACGGTAGCAAATGGTGTAGCTTGTGCTGCATTAACAGCCATAACACCAGAGTAACGAATCACAGCAGGTGTAGCTACAAGTGCAGTTAAGCCAGTAAGGAACTTACGACGGGATATGGTCATGCTTGTGGTTCCTTTGGTTTAAGCACAGTTAACGCGGCGGTTGCCATTGAAGTTAAACACTCAAGATATTGTTTGTTTTCTTCGCGCAGTTGCTCAATGTAGTCAGCGGCTTCTGGGCCATCTGGATTTACAGGAACCTGAAGATAAACCAATTCCTGACCAATAGTGGCAGTTTCTTCTTCAGTGTGGCGTAATCGTTTTACAATATCTATGGTCATGTTGTCTCCGTTATGGTTAAGGTAGCAACTTGTAAAGTTTCATGGCTTAATACGACAAAACTCATAGGAGTAACCAAACTTTACCTTGTAGTGCCTTCAGGACGCCAAGAAAGGAAGGCGCTACCCCTTACACTTGCCCGTTGTTGCTGCGGCTGCAGGAGAGACCCTCCTATGAGTAACTGATACAGTTTGCATAGCGTGTAAAATATCACAGGTCAAGTACCGGAGTCCCAAGACTGTGTGTAAGTTATACAGGGGTAGGGTCTACTAATGAAACCCCACCCGCCCCCATGCGACGGAAATATTATGGTGTCCGTTGCCTACACAATAGGTAGACACCCAACTAAGCCTCACACGGAATCAACATGAGGGGGCCACAGGATACGCCGCCAGCGACAGACCACCAGCCATTGTCCTGCATTAGCGTAGACTACTCAAGCTACAAGAACACCCAAGCGAGGCAGCCATGTAGCAAATCACGCATTGCCCTACAAGGAATATTTTGTTGGGCAATAACTACCACAGGGATGTCAGTTAGGGGCGGCTTAGGGCGCCAAGTGATACAGGGGTGGCAGTTATACCAAAGTACACCGGGGGAGGGGGTGATTATACCAAACAGGGGGTTAGGTATAGTCAAAGGGTTTTAGGGGTATACGGGAGTGCGTATAAGGGGCGGATATACGGGAGGGCGTATAGCGTCCAGTATAGTGAACACTAGCAGGGTTAACGTGCAGGGTAGTGGACAGTAAGTACTCATGCGGGTGGGGCGCTACTCCCACTGGAACCTCAACGATGTATGGTAATTGCCATCCGCCATAACATAGCTTTACCATTAGCCGTATGGACTTGGGACGTGTAGGCGCTCGTAACTGGTTCCTGTTTACCTACAAATTGTTGCGTGTCTGCTTCCACGCCGCCGCATGAGTAAGTCCCATATAGGGATGTTTGCGTGAGATGTAAAGAGGTGGTTTAGGGGAATTTTGGGGATATCCGTGAGATGCAAGGGCGCATCCGTATCCGGGCCTCGCCCAATAGCGGGGGGGTGCCGCCACCCCCACCGGCCCCCATGTTTACGGTTTGTTCTGGGTCTGTTTACGGTTTGTTCCTCCGCGTTCTCCGGTGAGAACAAAAGGTGAACAAAGCAGAAACGCTGACGTTACGGTTACGTAAGCTTGACCATACTGTAACGTAAGCTTCAGCATGACCATTGGTAAGCATGAGCAAGCGGGCCTTGGGTTTCCGTTACTGTTGCGTAAGCTTTACCATGCTGTAACGTAAGCACTAGCATGACGCACGTAAGCTTGACCATACTGTAACGTAAGCTTGACCATACGTAGCTTCAGCATGACGCACGTAAGCTGTAGCATGACGCATGGTGATGCTTGCATGCTCGTGCTTGCGTGGTGAAGCTTATATTCCTATTATGGAAACGGAACAAAAGGTGAAAACGTCACCAGTGGCAAACATCAGCATGTGATGATACAAGGTGGCCCAGAACAAGCAAAGCCTGTGTGCGGCCTTCTCTGTGGCTTCTAGAGGTCGTCTTCTTCAGGGCTTGGCAAAGCAATCTGCTCAAGCATCACCTGTAACTGCTCTCTCTGGTCATAGTCCAATTGACCAACATCAACAGGCTTAAGGTCAACCTGCCCAGAGATTTGCACCTGCTGCTTGTCGCTATAGTACTGATTCCACTTACCAATCAGCCTTATGCGCGCGTCTATCATGATGCGCTTGTCAGCAGGATCCAGTTCAGGATCGTCAGCAATCCCAATGCATTGGTCAGCCAAGTAATGCGTGCCAATTTCGCGTGCGTGCGCGGTGGCTTCAGCAAAATCGCTGTGGCGCATAATCCATTTCCAAACCGTGTCAAAGCTTGGCATGTTCTCAATCTGACATATGTCAACCATTGGTATGCCGTTTGCGAGCAGTATGCAGATAAAGTCCCGCATGTTCTCGCTATACATTGTTGGGCGACCTTTGCCTCGTGGTCCTTGCAACTCTGGCTTGGTCCAATCCATGAGATGCATGAGCGAGTTAATGACAGCCTGCCTTTGCGCTTGCAGTTTTGTGTGAGCGTTGGCCTTGCGCTCCTGCAACTCAGCGTCTCTGTCTTCCTTGCTTTTCTTCTCTGCCTTGGCCATGTGTGATCTTTGCTGTTGTGCTTGTGGTTACTGGGAAGGTGAAGCTTGCTTGCGTAGGTTATGCTTAAGCTGCACTGTCTGGGTCTTCGTCGTCTTCCTCATCTGTAAGGCTTTCCCAATCCTCAGTCTCCATCATGTCTTCCACGTAGACCAATGTCTCATCTAGGACATCCATTGCCTGAAGCAGTATGCTTTGCTGTTCTGTCCACTCTAACAGGTCAAACTCGTCTGCCCAATCAACCGACACAATCACTTCATCGTCAGCATCCTTGTGAATGCTAAACGTCAGCATAGGCACTGCATCATCTGCTACTTCACTCATGGCATTTCCCTCAAGTTCTTCAAGTGGATCACGTTACTAGCTTCAGCATCAACCTCGTATTCAACGACTTCCTCGCCCACGATCTCTTGCACTAAGTCAGATAAGGCCACCAACAGGTTAGCCTTCACATCATCAGACCACTCAGTTGGCTCCCCGCGAAATTTCATGGAAACAGACCCATCTACGTTACTGCTGAACCACAAAAACTGCATTTGCCTGCCTGAAATATGAAAATCATGTGACGAATCAATCACATAGCTAATCTACCACGACTCACAAACCTAGCCAAGCTTAGCCATGCGTTTTAGACATACCAGATATGCTAAAGTTTATGTTGCAATAAGCATCAGCATGTGAGACAAACAATCATCAACAACGCAAACGGAGTAACCAACATGGACCTCATTTCAGATCTCACGGCTCGCATTGAAGCTTACCGCGCAACCAACAAGCAGCCTTGCAAAAACTACGCAACCCGCGAAGCAGCAGAAAAGGCAACCGCGAAGATGGCACACGATGCCGCTGTCTATTTTGCAGTTGACGGTTCTTTAATCACGAAGCCTGCTCGTTACGTCGTGTTCTTCAACGAAGCTTGGGGCCGTTGGGTTGGCGCGATTGACCTGACTGAATTGCTCAACCGCCCAACAAGCACAGGAGGCTATGTTGGCTTCTGCACTGGGTTTTACACCTACTAAAAAGTTATCCACAGGCTTCAGCATGTGGTTGACATATGCTGAAGCTTCCTCTACAGTGTTTATATCAACAACGGAGATAACAGATGACAAAGACCTACAATGTAGCAGATTACGCAATGCACACCGGAACACAGCTTGTCATCATCCTTGACCACCTCTCATGGTCTCCTGACAATGTTTGGGTTCACTTTGTCCACAACAATGGCGACCACAATGGCCTGATGCGCCTCGTGCGCAAGGCAGACTTGTCAAACTACCGCACTGCAGACCTGTTGGCATAAGGAGATTTACCATGCGTCAGATCGTAAAAGATATGCTCAAATGCGAAGAACTCTTCCACGTCTTCAACAATCAGCTATGCGTGGACGACAACAAAACACCTGACGAGTACTCTGATCAGGACATCATTGAAGAGGCCAAGTATCAGCTATCCCTTTATTACGAGAGTGGCACGACCAACAACGAGATGTTCACAGGCGAGCATACCCCAGAAGAGCAAGCACAGGCAAAGCGCGAAGTCCAACAGATCAAACGCTTCCTTGCAAAATACGCATAGCAGGTATGCAAACAAACATGCTAAAGCTTGTTGACACCTAGCAAACTTTAGCATACAACAGAGACATCAACAACGGAGCGACAACATGACCAAAGATTTTGAGATTGACCTAGCCTTCTACGCCAACATCAACAACGCGAAAGAATGGCAAGCCCTTACTGACAAATACGTGTTTTGCATTGACCTTCTTGGCATCTCTGCGTGGGATCGTGATGCTGATGATAAGGTTAACGCCCTTGAGGATGCCTTTGAAGCCATCCTTGCCACCGCTAATTGAGGAGCATGAGCATGACACTGGTCAAATCAGAGGGTCTCGCTACCCTGCACCGCAAGGAAGGCTTTGGCGGACGTTGCACGGCTCGCGTTGAGTGGGTCGTGTCCTACAATGGCCGCATCGTTGCCACCTACAACACCAAGCGCGAAGCTTTGGCCATGTTCGCAGCCCACGCATAATTGCATAACAGCCATGCAAAATAATACTTTACACAAGCTTCAGCATATGCGATAAACAGACATCAACAACAGGAGCAACAACATGAAACACACACCCGCACCTTGGTCTTTCTATTGTGAAGAAGATAGCCACGACAGTTGGATCGTTCAGAATGACGGCACCCAAGACAGTGACCGTGTTATCTGCCGCATGGAACGCAACAAGCGTGTCAAGCATGAAGACAAGCGCAAATCAGACGATTACCGCATAGCCGCTGAAGAGGTCGCCAATGCCCGTCTGATGTCCTGCGCACCTGAACTGCTAGACATGCTTCAGCGCCTGCGTCAGGTCATTGCTGAGCAACCATATCAAAGCGAGAACGAGGCGCTACATGTTACGCTATCGCAGTGTGATGCTTTGATTGACAAAGCTATCGCATAACAGCTTCAGCATATATTTATCATATTAACAACGGAGACCCAACATGACAAATCTTGTCACCCCAACAATCCACAACAACGGTACTGACGGACATGAACTGCTATTCCAAGTGCAACGTGTCTTGGCCTCATTGGCCCTTGTGCAAGCCGCAATGCGCGAAGCAAGCCCTCATGCCAGAGATTACTACCCGCAAGGCTCTAATGCCACTGAGGAGGCCCGCAAGGCTTATTATGAGCGGTATGCTGAGGTTAATGTAATGCTAGAAGAATTTCAGGCATTGGCCTTCGCAATAGATGCCCAGAACGAGGCGCGCGCAGAAAGGTCAGCAGCATGATCCGTGCAATAATTGACGACCTCATTGCCATTGTTTGCCTGTCAGCTTTCATGATGTGCATTTACGTATGGTCAACTGAAATAGGCGCATTTTTCTACGATTGAGCCATGCAATAAAACATAGCAGGCATGCAAAAACATGCTTGCAACATGCTAAAGCTTATGCAATAAACAGTCATCAACAACGCGCTGAGGCGCAAACAAACGGAGCAAGACAATGGGTTACCTTTCCAACGAACTTAAAGCCACCATCAAGGCCAATGTAAAGAATGTGTGCGCAAAGCATGGCATCAAGGCAACTGTTAGTGTTGAAGGCGGCATGACCCCAGTACTCAATGTGAATATCAAATCAGGTGCAATTGATTTCATTAATAATTACAATGAAACTTATAACTCAAAATTGCACGGCCACAATCCTTTGTGGTCACCCGCAGAAGATTACATTGATGTGAACACTTACCATTTTACCAACCACTTTAATGGCAAGGCATTAGATTTTCTGCGTGAACTGAATACGGTAATCAACGAAGGCAACCACGACAACAGCGACAGCCAATCTGATTACTTTGATGTTGGTTGGTATTCCCGTATTCATGTAGGCCATTGGCACAAACCATACCAATTAGCAGCATAACAGAGGGGCTTTGGCCCCTCACTTACCAACAACGGAGAAAACACATGGACGCATACTTTCCCAATTCAGCAGAACGCGCAGACTTCCACGCTTGGCTTCGCGCCATCTTGCGTAACCCAGACGGTTACGTTGTGCGGTGGGCAAACTTCTTAATCAGTCAGCATGACTGGTCGTCAAGCAAGCGCATTGAGATCAGCCGCCATCAAACCAAAAGCGGCAACCCAGAATTTTACACTTTCTAACGGAGAAAACACATGTACATCCTTACTGACGTTTCATTACCACAAGCCAACGTAGTCCTTGCAGAGACCTCATCTGTGGCGGATGCCATCGCTGCGGCCTCAGAGTTTGGCAAGATTTATCTTGTGGAGGAAGATGAAGCCTACCCTGACCACTACGACCTGATCTCATGGAAGGGTAGCCTGTTCACCATTCAACCAAAGAAAGCGCGCTAACATGAACCAAGAACTTGATCCCCTTGATCCTACTGGCCTTACCTTTGATGGACACGGATCACGATACGGCCACCGGACCCGTCAATTCACCGTTACAGGGTTTCGCGACCGTGACCACGCAGTTGCATGGTCAGAGGCTTATTACAAGCGCGCAATGGGCTATGGTCCTTCCATGCGCATCCAAGACACGGAAGACGGTTACATAATTGATGTTAATGAAATGACATCCTGCGACTAAATGACGCTTGACACAAGCTTCAGCATCTGAAATAACACTCACACCAACAACGCAAACAACGGAGATAACACATGATCCCTTCAGTAGACTTCATTGGCATGTCAGATGCCGCACTTGTTGACGAAGCAGCCAAGCTTAATGCCCTTGCTGATGCCATCAAGGTCAAGCTTGACGAGGCCAAGGCCATCCTGCGCTCGCGTGGTGCAGGTGACATTTTTGGTGACGCATACAAAGCCACCATTGGCAAGGAAAGCGTTTCGTGGTTGCTTAACAAAGACCTGATCACAAAAGACATGGGCGAGGCTTGGGTAATCAAGCATTCCAAGCAGGTGGTCAGCGCAGGCCGCGTGACCTTCAAGCCTCACGTTACATTGGGCGACATCAAGGTAGCATGATCCTACCTTGGCCCACCAAAAAGAAGAAAGCGCGAGACCTTAGCGGGCCTCGCGTTCGCATGTGGCTTATGATGCGTGACCCACCTGTTGCGTGTAACCCCGCCACTTTAGTAGTAATCAACATCACAAAGGATAAATCACATGGCTATCAAAACAGCACCAATTGAACCAATCGCACCCATAACTAAGCAACCCCGTAAAGCCACAAAGAAGCCCGCTAAGGCCGTGCCTGCAAGCATCAGCATGCCAAGTAGCCCAGAGCCTGTTGTGGAGGCTGTGGAGGCTCCCAGTGGACGCAAGCGTTCTGGCTTCGCTTCCATGTCTAAGGATGTTCACCGTCAGGCCTCCGCAAGGGGTGGCGCAGCGCAGCCCGCAGACAAGCGTTACTTCGCACTGAATAAGGACGCAGCCCGCCTTGCCGGATCAAAGGGTGGAAAACACAGCCCAAAGAAGGATGCCGCACAATGACTGGCTATCAAAGCAAAAAGAAAAGCGCGCAGATCCGGTGGCTTGGCCCATATGCACCTGATGACCGACACGCTGATGACGTGACACTTGAATACATCATTGCCCTCCGCAATAAGGTTGCCATGCTAGAGGATGCCTTGCGTCAGGCTACTGTCCAGTTAAGTGAAGCCACGATGAAGGGTATTGTCCTTAAAAAGGGCATTCAGGATATTATGGACTTTTATTACACTCAAGACCCCAGTAGCCTGAACAACATAGAAACCATCCTGCGCTTGCGTGGTGCGATAGATGCAATGAGGCAAACCCCATGACGGAAATAAGGAAACCAATAAAAGCAGGTCCGTATATGGCACGTTCTGCATCAGATAAGACAGAGGATTATCCCCTTTGGTATGTTGCCGGACCAGACGGAATACAAAACTATTTAACTGATCTTGGTGGCTGGAGAGAGGATAGGTCATCGCCCATGTTTGTCTCAAAAGAATTTGCTATTGCGCTTGCGGATAAATGGAATACCACATTAAAGGAGGGTGAGTGATGGGAAACGAAGATTTAATTAAACGCGTGACCGGTTTATCTCACGATTTAGAGAACCCGCAACAGGTCATCACCCTCATGATGGTGCTTGATGAACTGGACCGCCTTTACAAAGTTGAACGAGGCGTTTGCCCCTGCAAAAAGCGCGATGCTGAATTGGAGCAAATGTTCGCCTACTTTGAGGAGGAACGCTCATGCTAATGCCGCGAGCCTTTAGTAAACGTGAGCATGAGGAATTGCTGCGCATGTGGCAAGAGGGTGTCCCTGCATCCACTATTGCGGCGACACTGGGCGAGGGTAGGACACGCAACAGCATCTTGGGCTATGTTTACCGTCTCAGGCGAACTATGCCGGAATTGCAACGCATGCCCACCCCAAAGCGCACACGGTCTGGCAATCCTGCATCGCCTCGCGTACCAAAGCCACAAAGGCCTAAACCCATCCCTGTGGTGCAGGTTAATATCTTCACGCCCATCATTGAGGAGCCACCGCCAGAGGGTGGAGTGCCTTATTTTGAGACCCGCCTATTCCAATGTAAATACATCCTCAACACGTCTAAGGATGCCCACAATATTAAGTGCTGCGGTGGCACCGTCCACAGGGGAAGTTCGTGGTGCCGCAAGCATTACGAGGAAGTTTTCACAGGACGTACTGACCACGAAACACAGGCCGTCCGTTTATTGTCTGGCAAAATTCCGGTGGCATCAAAGTTCCAGTTTCGTCAAAGGTAAGCACGACGAAGCCTTGATGCGCACGATTTGGCGCACCCTCACCATATTGGAAAGCTTTGTGGTTAGGGTCGCCCAACATGCCAGTCTCAACACCCCAATGCGATCCACGACGATTGCGCACTGCCGTTAGCTGTTGGGCATGCGTGTGGTTAGTTACCGTAGTCCATCCTGATACCTGCGCATTGTTGTAAGCCGCGTGAATACCCGCGCGAAACCTGTGCCGGATTTCCACATCGTCATTCAAATGAAGCGAATAAGAAAATTCCCACATTGGGAAACGGTCAGCCAATCGCCCTGCATATTCTTCCAATTCAGCCGCCTGATTTGCGAGATAGTTATCGACCCGCATGTCATGATTACCTATGGTAAAGATGCGGCGCCTGCATTTAGGGAATTGATCCATCCACTTTTTGGCGGCGTCAATCTCAGCAGAGACTTTAGGAGCGGCTGACCCTAGCGTAGCCCCGTGACGACTTACTCTGGCCCCGTCAATGATATCACCATTAAGACATATAATTTGCGGCTTCAATTGCTTTGCAAGCTTAATGAAAGCTTTCATCATAACAGTTTCAACACCCGGCCAAATATGGGCATCTCCGCCAATAATGATACAGCCGTCAATAATTTCATCCGTCAAAACTTGCGCGTATAGCCATTGCGAACCTACACCGTCATTTTCTTTTTCATATCTTTCCCACAACTCTGGGAAACGTCTTTGGATCATGTCTAGTCTGGCTTGAACTGTTGAGGCGGGCATCGTCAGCACTCGCCCCGTAGCCCTTACAATTTTATTTTGGCGGTAATATTCTTTTAGTGTCTCTTCTAACACTTCTTTGGATAATGCGGGCATTGCCATTTTTAAACATCCTCATTTGACGTTGGACGCAAAATACACAATATCAGCGTTATGACAAGGGTTTGACGAAACAGGGTTAATGACATGACTGCTGATGAATTTACTGCGTTTGTGAATTACGTGAAGGAAGAGTTTGGCGCTTGGGAATACCAACTCGCCAAATCAATGGGCGTGACACGCCAGACAGTTGCGCAATGGAAGCTTAAGGGGTCACCCGCTTGGGCTGACCTTGTGGCGGCTGCCGTGGTCAACGGGCTTGATCCTTGGAAACCTGAGCCAGAACATCTGCCCAATCCTGCCCTACGGTCTCAGGGAACATAACCGTCACATCAAGCTTGCGCTGAAGCTTCAAGCGTCTGGCCAATGAATATGATGCGGCATGGCCAGTGAAGCTTTCGTCGTTATCACCAAAAACTATAACACTCCGTGCTACAGGTGGCGGCTCCCACTTGGCTAGGTTGTGGGCATTGATGGCTGACCACACGGGTATGCCATGCATCACGGAGGCTGCTATAGCTGTCTCAATGCCTTCAGCAATGCCCATGATATCATCTGCCGGAGCAAGCCTGATGGCAGACCCCGCAGGCACCTTGCCGGACATGATCCGTTTGGGCGTGTCAATTTTGGCACGGAATCCATTGTGGTCCAAATAGGTCAAGTGGACATTGTGAGCCTTGTTGTCTGGCCCCACAATCTGGCTGACCATCAGGCAGTGGTTCCGGCCAATAAACTCCCTGACCGATTTAGAAGCCCACACAAGGCCAAGGCGCCTCTGTAGGTACTTCGCCACTGGCCCATCCTTGGAAGGCCTTCCAGAGGTCTCCCAAATGCGTTTAATGGCCTGACGGTGGACTTCCTCCTGCTCCCTGTCTTTGGGGGATAGGACAGGCCTTTCGCCCATGATGGATGCCACCTGCTTTGCAACCTGAGCAAAAGTCTGCCCAGTCACCATTTGCGCAAGCTTGAAACCATCATTAGAGCCACACACGGAACAGATGTAAACCCCATCTCCGTTGCGGTCTGTAAACCGGAAACGATCCTTGCCTCCACACATTGGGCAAGGGGTATGCTTACCCGTCAGATACTTTGCATCAACGCCAAACTGCGGAAGAAGTTCCCGCCAGTGGCCCCGCGCTATATCCGCTGTTTGTCGTTCTTGATTGTTTTTCACGTTGCTTTGCCTTCACAATGTTGCGGTGCCTAATCCAACTCAACGTAGCCGCAGACGGCGAGAGGGCGATGCCCTTAAACGAGTTGGCGGGTCCAACGCCAAATTTATCCTTGTAGGCCCAATAAGCCCACCCGTCTTTAAATCCTTTTGTAACCGCGTAGCCACGCAGTTCTCCGTAGAATGTTTCCTTTTCCTTCGTGGTATAAGCTGAGACTTGCTTTTTTCCGTCTCTACTAAGTTCAGCGAGTGTACCTGTAACACTTGCAACCTTATCAACAGCCTCAGCCTTGAAACCACATGATGGGCATGTCTGCGTACGCGGGGGCTTGAGAAATGTGCATTTTGGGCAAGCCTTGGGAAGGGGGATGGCTTTTTCACGTTGCGCTGTACCACGTCCGGCTCCGTCATCAAGTTTGTCGTAAATGATATCCGTAACAAAGCCCAACCTAAGCGTAGTATCGCTGTGGTCAAGCACAAGGCAGTGATCCTTGCCCTCAGCCGTCCGCAAGCCACGGCCAATCATTTGCGTGTACAAAATTTCAGACTTGGTTGGGCGGGCCAAAATAATGCAACGCACATCCCAATCTACACCCGTGGTTAACACGCCCACGTTGCAGACCACCCGTAAATCGCCGTCCGCGAATTGTTTGGCGATTATTGCGCGTTCATCCAAATCTGTGTAGGCATCCATATATCCCGTTGGAACGCCCGCCTCCAAAAACAAGTTTTGAATGTGCTTTGCGTGGGTGCGGTTGACTGCAAAGCAAATCGTTGACCTGTTATCGCCTTTCTCCATCCATGTTGACACGATGTCAGCCACGAGCGGCGCCTTGTCCATTGCCTTGCCAAGCTGATGCTTGTTGTAGTCACCCGCCACAGTGCCAACACCGGACAGGTCAGGCGATGCCGGAGCAAACACCTTGAAGTCAGACAGGTGCTTCAAATCAATCAATTCTTGAGTCGTGGTGCCAATGATCAAATCATCATACAGGCGCCCCATGCCTTTGGCCCACGGTGTGGCCGTCAAACCTACAACTGGAACGTCTTTCCATTCCTCGCTGTTAAACCACGTTTCGTAAAACTTAAACAGGATGTGGCACTCGTCCACGATAACCAAATCCGCTGCAGGAATTTTCCGGCGGGCCAAAGTCTGCACAGAACAAACCTGAACAGGCTGACTGGCATCCGTCCGCTCATGCATGGCCTGAATGACGCCAATTTCCCAAATGTCGTGCCGCTCAAACTTCTCAACCGTCTGGTCAATCAAGCTGATGCTTGGTACGCAAAACAGGACGCGATTTCCTTTTGCCCTCGCCATACGCACGATTTCAGCCGCCGCAATGGTCTTGCCCGCGCCTGTGGGCATCTGAACCACGGGACGTTTGTGGCCTGCTGAAAGTGACTTGCGCAACTTAGCTATAGCATCTGTTTGGTAGTCTCTTAGGACTGCTTTAGTCATTATGTTACCTGTAATGTTATATATATTATATTATACTACTAATGTTACCTTCTTGTGTAGGTTTGTTAATCGCGCGCGACTTACTTAGGAAAGAACCCGCCTCCAAGCGGGAGGCCAGAGGCGGGTCAAGTCACCGTTATCAGCGGGCCTCAAAGGGAGGAGCAGCCCGCGATGTTGTGACTATCACGGATTTGCACTGGATGCAATTCTTTTTTCATGGCACTTGACGCCATAAATGACCGTGCTGTGGGAAACCTTCAGCATGTTTCCAATTTGGGAAACTCCCATCTTTAATTCGTTCTTGGCCCTGTATAAAATTTCCTGTTTAACCTTAATCACGTCTGGCTTGCGTGTTGGGCTTTTGACAATTTCAGGGTCAATTCCATGCATGGCTGCCACTTCACGCAGCATCCGTGTAAACCTATTTGTTGGAATATTAACATCTAAAACAGGCGATGGGTTGCCCTGCGAATCAATTGCATGCGGCAATTTGACGCGAGATAAAGGCACAACACCTGTAGGGCCGGACACGCCACCAAGCCGCTTCTTGACGGCAATGTAGTGCGCCCTCAGTTCATTAAAAGTCGACGGCTCTGGTTCCATGCTTCAGCATCCTCTTCAAGTCCATAAATCGTAACTATCATTGGAGTGCCGTGGTCTGACCACTCAGCCGCAATCGCGTGGCATTCGCTGTCATCCTCAACTATTTTGTTCTTCACCAAAAGGTCGCTCGTTGATTTCAGTAGGTTGTCTAAGTCACGCCGCCGCTTGTCCGGCTTTGTGGCGGTTATGTGGATTATATAGGGGCCAGTGACCTGTTGCTTTGTCTGCGCCTTGATCATCCACCCCGCCTCTTCAAGCCAAGCCGTATATTCCGGCGACTTGTACATGCGACCACCCTTGCCAATCTTCCACAGGCGGTTTGTGCTTGGTGCCAATGGTAACTCAAGCCGCACTATCATTTTCTGCCCAATCAAGGAAAAAATGATGCAAGGTAATTTCCTTGTTGGTCGCCTGCACAATGCGCACCATCAAAGCCAATGATGGGTCTTGGATGCCACGCTCAACCCGCGAAATGGAGGATGCGGTTGTGCCTGCCATTTTGGCCAACTCAGATAAAATAATTTTGTTCTTTATACGCCACTGACGTAAGGGGTGATTCTTACTCATTAGGAACTACTCTTGGTCTTTCACGAATAACGGGTAGCGGCACTGCGACATTGGGACGCCCCATCGTTACATTGGCTTGCCCACGGACTTCCTTGTTGCTCCAAGTCCAGCACTCGCCATTTTCGTCTTGAAATACAACCCAAAGCAAGTCATGCTCTGCGCCGTAATCAATCAAAACTTGGGCAAGCCCCTTGCCTTTTGGCGTGATTACCGGAATTGGTGGATTTAACTGTAGCATAAGAACCCCTTGACGACTATTTACATCATGCGTAAATCATCCCCTTGTCGCTGACAACGACAGACAGACGAAATAGACGCATTTTTTACAAAGGACGCAAATGTCAAACAAATACGACATAGATATGCTGAAGCGAACTATTGAGTTGCTTCTTGAAAGATACCCAGAACTGAGGGAAGACGAGGAACTCAAGGAAGACATGCTTGAGGGATCAACAGATTTCCGCGAAACAATGGAAAGGCTGCTACGTAAAACGCAGGATAGCATTTACCTAGCCAAGGCCTGCCAAGATGCTGAACGTGACATCCACAACCGCCGCGCGCGATTTGAGAAACGAGTTGAGTTTGGCCGTGAGTTGATGAAGCGACTCATGGAAGCCGCTGATGTTCGCAAGCTTGAGTTTCCAACGGCTACCCTGTCCCTAATGAATACGCCGCCACAAGTGGTCGTAACCAACGAGGACGAACTGCCGGAAGAATTTTTCCGCATTAAAAAAGAACCCAACAAAACATTGATAAAGCAAGCACTGGAGAAAACAGATGTGCGTGGCGCAACGCTCTCCAACGGTGGCACTTCCATCGTCATCAGGGGAGCCTAAACAAATGAGTGCAAAGATTGCAACAGCCCTTCACAACGTGATGGCCAAGGTCACGTATGTGCAAAAGGGAAGCGAGAATAAATTTCACGGATACAAGTATGTTTCAGAGGGAGACCTTCTTGAAAAGCTGCGTCCGGCTTTGATTGAGGAAGGCCTAATCCTCATTCCATCCGTGGAAATGGTTCGCCCAATGGACGAGCATGGCAACACGGTCGTGGATATGCGCTATGAGATTGTTCACAAAGACGGTGACTTTTGGCCTCACCTGATTCGCATTTCTGGTTGCGGTAATGACCGTGCCAAGAATGGCTCCGTGGGCGACAAGGGAATTTATAAGGCTATCACTGGCGCCAATAAATATTTCCTGTTTAAGCTATTCCAAATTGAAACAGGCGACGATCCTGAGCGGGATACTGCCCCAGTGGCGCAAGAAGCCCCACAGGCAACGCATGCCCATTGGCCTGATTATACCAAAGACCTATATAGCTACATGAAAATTTTCCAGACGGCGATTGAGTTGTGCCGGACGGTTAAAGAAGTTCAGGATTTTTGGAAACAGGAGTTAAAGGAAAACTTCACCAAAATGAATTTGAACAAGGATGACGAAGATTACGAGGCTTTGCGCTTGCTATGTGCAGAACGCGTAAAAGAAATAAACGCTGAGAAGAAAGGAAAGTAAGATGGCTTACGAACAGCGCGACAATAGCGGCTCCCTATTTAAGAACGACTACAAGAAGACATCTGCGCAACCTGATTATACAGGCAATGGCACGTTCAATGGTGTTGAGGGTAAAATCAGTGCGTGGATAAAGGATGGCCAACGAGGCAAGTATATGTCGCTTGCCTTCACGCCAAAGGATGAATTGGGCAATAAAAGTGCATCCGCCCCGGCAACGACTTCCTCACAGAGTAAGACAATGACGAAAGCACCAGTCAAGCGTGAGGTAATTGAGGATGAAATTGACGACGAAATTCCATTCTGAGAAATCCGGCACTGAGTATATTGCCCTAGCCTATCGTACTGATAAGTATGGCCACGTCAGGAAGACAAAACTTGGCCGTGGTTTTACCGGACGCAAGGAAGGGACAATTAATATCAACTTTGAGGCAGCCCCGCTTCCCAATCAAGAAGGCGAATGTTGGGTTACCTTAGTTCCGTACGATCCTGACTTTGGTGAGCAATACGAATGACCAAATTTATATCTGACGACATGATGGAAGAAGCCCTGACGTTTTTAGCGACGCACAGCGCGTTGGGCGCGGAAGCTAGGTCAGATAGGTTCAGAGCGGAACACGCAAGAAAGAGGATCAGGGCCAACCTGATCCTCACCTCTGAAGAAAAAACGTCCGCCATGAAAGAGGCATGGGCGGAGCAACACGAACGCTACGCTGAGGCAGTCAACGACGAGGCTGAGGCAATACGCAACGACGAATACCTACGTGCAGAACGCAATCGCGCTGATGCCGTCATAGAAGCTTGGCGATCTGAGCAAGCTAATCAACGCGCAGGCAATAGTTTTAAATAATGAGTTCTCCATTCATCCCGTATCAAACGAAAGACGATCTTAACAGAGAAAGTCAGTTCATTAACTTCTTGAGCAAGAAGTGGAAGTTTGATTACAAAAAATTAGGTGACTTTAGCGTTTTTGATTTTGAATGCAGCCGCGATGGCAAAACCGTGGCGTTTGTGGAAGTCAAAAATTACTTTGGTTCAGTTTCAAAGTATCCTACATATATCTGCACCGTGCAGGATGTGGATTACGGTCTTAAACTAACTGAAGAAACTGGATTGCCTGCATTTCTTGTTGTTAAATGGCCGGAATGCGTTGGATATCTTCGCTTAACACATAATAACTACTTTAAAAGGAAATCAGGACAAAAAAACAGAAACGACCCAAGAGACTATGACACAATGGTATACCTCATTCCATTGGAGGAATTTAAAATGATTGAGGGATTTGAATATGACTGAAGACATGGGTACTACCGCTCGTGGCTCATTATCAGGCAGGCGAAAGCTTGCCATATGGGAGCGAGAAAAAGGTTGCTGCATGGAATGCGGCGTAAAGTTAATGACTGGCCAATTCATATACGAGCATGTACGTGCTTTGGAACTTGGCGGAACAGATACAGATGATAATATAAGGCTTACATGCAAGCCTTGCGCAAAAGAAAAGACAAAAAAGGATCATAAAATGGCAGCAAAAGCAAAAAGAGTTAAGCAAAACCATCTTGGCTTAAAACAGTCGCGTTCGCCGATGCCATATGGTAAGATGTCCAAATGGAAAAAGAAGATGGATGGCACCATCGTACCGCGTTGAGCGTTATGAAGCTGTCCGCCCCACTTCTTGCTGTATTGCTTACTACAGGGTGTGAAACTGTAAGCAGATCAGCAGAGCCGCCCCTGCACGAGATGATTCGCGCGGCAGCGGTTTCGCACGACATAAGCCCAGAAATTGCGCTTGGTCTAATTGACGTGGAAAGCACGTTTAAACCCACAGCTTCAAAAGATGGCAACTACGGATTGATGCAGGTCCGTGTGGCTACTGCGAAGGCTATGGGCTTTAAAGGAAACTTAACTGAACTGATGGCGCCTGAAAACAATCTTGAATACGGGATGCGTTACCTCCAGTATTGCCAAGACAAGTATCATGACGTGACACTCATGCTTGGCTGCTACAATGGGTCAACATCCAGTAAGAACCGCTACCCACGGCGCGTACTTAAGGCATCTAAGAAGTATTAAGCTGCAAACTGCTTGGCGATGTTAAGAGCCTGCACAATGGCATCGTCAGGCATGCTTAACATGTGTTCAGTGTGATCAGAGTAAAGCTTCCTGTTGCGCAATGTTTCATTGACGAGGGCGTCAGCTTTCTTGTCAATGACAGAACCACCAGTTGCACGTTCAATGCGACCACCTAATGCTTGTCCCTGCTGACCTGAAAAAATATCACTTTGACTCTGACCTTTAAATTCGCCGGATCGTTTTTCGTTTTCTTTTTCTCCGGCAGCCCAATTGTAAAGATAGGCAGCGGCCTTTCCCGTTTCATTAGCTGCTATAACGGCATTAATCACATTATCTGTACTTGGGACGCCATATTCCCCACCAACCATTGTTGCCATACTTTTAGTTGCGGCACCAAAAGCATTTGCTGTAGCTTGAGTTGGAGTACGTAAAAATCTTTCGTAAGCCGTGGCCCAATTTTGAACTGATTGAGACGTAACTGGACGCGACATTACTTCTGAAAAAATTCGTCCCGTACCAACCCCAATAGCAGTTTTAAATGGCGCATAAGCCAAAGCTAATAATTCTGCTGCACCAATTCCTGTTTTCCCTACATTGCCAGTTTCTTTTCCTGAGATGGCATTCAGTCTATCTATTCGTGATGTAATCGTTGCAAAATCATCCAATGCATTACGCATTGCAGGATTCGAAGAATTAGTTCCAAAAAGAACATCTCTACCTTCGTCAGATAATTTGCTATAATTTTTGAAGAAATTTCCAATGTTGGACACGTTGCCAGAATCGCGACTTAATGCATCAATCGCTCCTTGCGAAATTTTATCCCAAACTTCAGGCGGTGTAACTTGTTGAGCAAGTTTCAGACGAGCAATATCGGCGCCTTTTCCCGCACTTGCATAATTCATTAACTTATTAAAAATAGCTTCACCACCATTTACTGTAGTGTTAACACCTGTGACTTTTTCCAATGCTTCGCGATTTGCTGCTATTTTTGTTGCCAAACTATTTGCAGAATTAAAGGCATCAAAAGCATCTTGACCGCCACTGTTTTTAATTGCGGTTTCAAGATCATTTGTTAACGCACCATAAAGCCTACGCAAACTTGGTTGCGCACTTTTCATTACGTCTGTGGGGTTATCAAGTGCATTACCGATAGTGGTCCTAAGGGTTTTAATACCTTTATAAGTTAATCCTTCTGGATTTGTCGCCGCAGCCAAAACTTGTTGAACTGCGGGGTCCCAACCTTCAATATTTGCCGCACCTAACTCATCTTGTATGCTTTGAGCAATGGTCCGTGTTTTAGATAAATCAGTTAATGTCGCTGGATTGGTTATTAAAGAATCAATTGCGTCGTAACCTTTATTTACTAAATCTTTTGATCCTTGACCAATCCAACCTTCCAATGCATTTTTTGCTTCAGCACCCGCACTTGCTCGTGTTTCTCCGCCAGCCAATTCAGTAATTTTTTGGCCTAATTGTTCTGTAGTTGCTTTTGCAGCTTCTTTTAAAGGTGTTCCCACAAAAGGAATTTCTGCCGCAGTACCCGCCGCTGTAATTAAACCGGGACTTTCAGACGCAACAACTTTAGGAACAGACACTCCAAGGCGTTCAGCAGCAGACGCTACATCACTGGCACTTGGAGCCGATGCAGGTAATGTCGCTGACGGTTTAGGAACAAACTGTCCAAAAATACCACCCAATAAACCACCAACGGTTCCGCCACCGATAGCACCATAAATGGCATTTTTACCCTTTTCAGACCAAGTGTCACCCTCGCCTGAACCTTCAATTGCACCTATGGCTGCCGATGGAACTGCGGCTCGCGTCGCATTTGAAACAAACCCCGCGCCACCAACAGGGGCGGGAATAAGTTTATTTATGGGATTGATAGTAGCACCCGCAATATTAGAAAGAGCATATGTCGTTGGGTAGGCTTCATGAACTTCTTTTTGTCTGGCCTTTTCTGCTTCTATTCCTTGCTCATAAGTCTTAGTGGCATTGTTACCAAAATAACTGGGCGCAAGTTTTTCCAAACCCATTTTTATTGCCCCAGAAATTATTTGGCTTGGATGTATATAACTTGTTACCTCGCCATCTTCATCTGCGCTTCCGGCGGCACCAAGAGCCGTAGCTTGAGGTAATTGATTTAATGATAATCCAGCCCCCATCCCGCGCGCAATTGCTTCACTTTCTGTAACTGGTTGCAAAGGCTTGAAAGCAATACCAGTTTTTTCACCGCCCGTTGGGATCGGTGTATTTTCTGTTTTTGGAGTTTGTCTTGGTCCAATAAAAGGAATTCCTACGGTTTCATTAGCCATTTGCACCACCCGCTAATGGATCAACTTTATCAAACGAACCAAGATTGCCGCTTGGGTCTTTTAAATTTTTGTTCCAATACAAATCTTGTCCATTGTATCTATATCTCTGCCCATGAACCAATTGATCAGCTGTCTCTGGAATTTTTTGACCCTCATAAGTAACATGGCGGGCAACCTCCTTTTGGAATGCCCGCATTTTGTTTTCATCAGCATGAGTTAAATCAAAACCAAGCGTTGAAGTGGCAATTTTTCCTTGGTCAGATTGACGCCATTGATTATATTCTTGAGTAAGTTGATCTTGATATTTCAATGCACCAAGAGCGCGAGTTAAAATGTAAGCATTGGCTTCAGGAGTATTGCCAACGCTGGCACCCGATTTTTGCAAGCCAGATAATTCAGAAACAAGAATACGTCCACCAAGGGCTTTTGCACTTTCAAATAATTGAGCGTAGGAATCTTTCATAAATTCTAAATATGCAGTTGGATCAATTTGAGCTGATTTTGGAACTTTAAACCCAAGGTCTTCCATTTTACGGACAAGTTCGTTTCTTTGTGTTGCAAATGCACCAGTTTGAAAATCATGCAAAATATCAAGCATTGAAGAAATACGATTTTCAACATTAACACGAGCAGTATAATTTTTTGCTTCCGCCTGATCGTTGGTTATCATAGATTTATAACCTTCAGCAGTCGCCGCTTGGTTAGCTTTATTTTCAATCCAACCCGGAACAGATTGGAATTGACCATTTAGATATAAACCACCTTGTTCCGTAAGCATTTTACGGTTTGCGTCTGCTTTAGCTTGTTTTTGAGCGGCAATAGTACCATAACCCAACGCAGCATCATTTCGTGCATCAGCTTCCAAAACATCTGGGTCCATTTCGTCCGGTAGACCCCACTTAGATTTTGGTTTCTGTTGATCTGGCTGAGGTTGTGGCGCAGTGGTAGAAGATGGTTGAGGTTGTTCTTTGGTTGTTGCCGTCGTAGAAACAGCGGGCGCCGCAGGAGCAGGTTCAGCTTTTACTGTAGCTGGTGCGCCAGCAACGGCACTTTGATCCGGTGATACCGCGGGGACGGTAGCGGCTGGGGCAGGGGCTTGCCGCAACACCGCATTGGTTGGGGGAGAAACTAAACCGCCAGATATGGGTGCGGATGTGCTTGCAGCACCAACGCCACCGGAACGATTAAACATTCGCGTATTGATGGCGTCAATTTGTGACTGTAAATCGGGAGGGACTTTCCCGCCCGGAACAGTTAAATAAGCTTGAGCGCGTTGCATTAAATTAGCAAGCAAGGTTTGATCTGCATTTTGCAACGCAATATTTGCCTCGATGCCTCTATAACCCAAACCTTTTTCTTCGACCTGTACTTTACGTTCTTCCAATGCCTTTTGGGCAAGTTGATTTTCATAGGCGCGTTGGTTTGCAAGCGCATTATAGTACGTGCCAAGGCCTGCCGTGGCGCCTTCGCCAACGCCAACACCAAAGAATGGCGACTTGCTGCTAAGCATGCCTAATCCGGCGGCTAGGAGGCCCATGCGGGCGTTATCTGACAAAGGTTGGCCTGACACACGTTCAAACAGAGATTGCGGTTGTTGGTTTGCTTGCGCGTCTTGAACTGCGCCGTCGCTTGCATATCCATGACGGCCAACTACGCCCCCAGAAGCAAAACGTCCCATCATGCCAGACATAGCATATTGATCAGGATAATTAGTTGATGGAATTACATCCGCAGGGGCAACCGTCCCAAGGCCAAGATTGCTGCGAATTGCTGCAACATTTGATTTCATGTTGGCACGTTGCTCTGGCGTGGCATTAGCCAATTGTTTAGCCACATCCATCAAGCCACCGTCCTCTTGGGGTTTTGGTGCTTGTGGAATATTTGTTTTACCGCCGGGCTTGTCCGCAAGAAGACCTTGAGAAACGCGCATTACGTCAGCCAAAGTTAATGGCTTTGTTGAGCCGCCTGAAGGTTGATCTGAGTATGGGATTGCACCGTCAGTGGCGTAATGCGCACGGCCAAGACCATCCGCGCCAACTGCGCCGCCCATCCAATCGGGAATTCCACCATGCGCAAAGTGGCCCCGTTGAGCGGCGTGGTTAACTGCCTTTTCGTAGTCAACCATGCGCATGCCCTCTCCGTCCTTGTGGACTGCATCAGGGTGGTGTTTTTCAACTTCCTGCGCACTGAGGCCAAGCATGGTGTGGCCATCATTCTTATAGTTAAACTTGTAAATCTTTTGCCCGTCATACGTCTCGCCAACAGGCTCCATGTTTTCCTTGAGACGCTCATCAGAACCCCAAGGAATAGAAGCCAATGTGGTAAGACCGCCAAGAATCTGCGACCCAATATTTGGTCCCGGCGTAGACGTAAGTGCCGTTCCTCCAGATTGGCCACCGATGCCAAGCAACATATTTCCAAGGAATTGCGTTGTCTGAAATGGATAAGCTTGAGCAGCTTGGAACTGCTGCTGATTCGCAACGTCCTGTGCCTGCTGCACTGCCTGCTGTTGCGCACCCGCGCCAAGCTGTGCCTGCGCACCCTGCAAGCCCGCAGCCTGTGCGCCTGTACCCAATTGACCCAATGTGGAACCTGCTTGCAAAGCACGGGTCTGGTCTGCGTTAAACTGTCCTAATGCTTGGCCGTAACCGCCTTGCAAGACGTTAGCTAATGTCTGTCCGGTCGCAAGGTTTTGCTGACGAGCCAATTCCGCCTGTGCAATTCCCGCACGGTCGCCACCAAAGGCACCCTGACTAATTGCATTGCCCAACAATTGTTGCTGTTGTTGGGCATTGGTTTCGCCCAAGTTAGCCATTGTCTGGGATACAACGTCATTAATATATGGCGACATATACTGATTAAGCTGTTGCTGCCCAAATGGTGTGGCGGCTTGCTGCACGTAACCTGCGCCTGCGCCGTAATATGGCTGTGCTAATCCTGCGGAGGCATTGACATTTTGGATGCCTGCTTCCTGTGTGGGGGTAAGGCCCGCAACCATTTCACCTTGATACTGCTGGAAAGGTGTCGCCGCCACAGACTTTGCCTGATTGGCTAAAAAGTCATAGTTAGCCTGAACCTGCGGTGGAGGCGAGTAGGTAGAAGTGGATGTTGATGTACCCTTAGAACCACACACTGGTCGTCTCCTTAAGCAGTCAATTCAGCCTCTTCAGGCTGTCCGGTCTTTGCCCCGTAAATGAAGAAAGCACCAGCGGGCATGCCAAAGTGTTTTTCATACAACTCTACTTTAGCATTTGTTCTTTGATTTGACAAAACCCCAATCATTAGAGGCAAGTCCAAACCATCAGCCGCCTTCTTGGCAAATTCTATCATTTTATGGACGCGGGAAATAGTTGCATTTCTGTATTCTGGCCGCACAAATACAGACATTTCTTCAAGGAAAGGCGTGTCTGAATACCAGTTTGTGGCTACGCGAAGCAGAATCATTGCCTCTAATTCGTCTTTTTTACCTACAACCCCAATAATACCAAGGTGTTTGTAAAGAAGCGGACGTATCATGTTGCGCACTTTGTCTTCGTTGAGATTGAACATGCCAATCTCTTTGTGAATCAATCGCGCTAAAACCATAATGCCTTCCTCGTCGTCTGGCTGTGCCGTCCTGACAAGTGGCTCTGTTGTGACGCGCTCGTACTTTGGCATGCGCTTGCGGGCGCTTTTGGAAAGACGGATGCGTTGTTTTTTAAATCCTGAGTCCATGTTAATCCTTTTTGGGGCCGGGAAGTTTTTGGAGGGTCTTGATATGCTTCTTGCGTAATTTCATAACATATTGGTCAAGGATGCGGTGGCCCTTGGCAAGGTCGCCATCGCCAAGACCCGCTACCGCTGACGGGCGAACAACGTACTCTCCGCCAGCAGCAACAATAGGCACAGGCTCGCCAACATTTGTAAAATGGGGGTCATGGTATTTCTCTACCCACGCATCAATCGCTTTGAAGCCAGCGAGAGTGTTTCCTTCGCCGATATAAGCCACTTCTTCAGCAGGAATGACATAGGCTCCGGCGGGTACATGCATAGGAAGATGATCTGTGCGACCAGCCACGGGGCTATGGATAGGACCAATATGGATAATATTATTCCTATTTCCATGCGAATTTCCTCCATGTGCTTTTCCTGAACGGGCAATATTCAATGCAGCCGCCACAGCTTGGTCATGCGGATGACCCGCACGGGACATTTCGCTTATGTTCTTGCTGATAGTAGCTTGAGATGAACCGTGCTTGAGTGGCATCACGAATATCCTACTGCAATAATGGAACCTGTGCCGGGCGAAAAATACAGCCCCGTCGCAAATGGAACTTGGATTTGATAAACGCCAAGCGTGTTAGGAACGGCATAAATGCGGCTACCTGATGCGGCAGATGTCGCGTCATAAAGGTAACCCTGCGTGGAACCTGCCACAATAACGCTTACCGTAGCCAACCAGCCTGACGACGATTTAATCACTGAAGCAGTGGAAACTTCCTTGCTGTTATAAAAACCAGCATGGGTATTTATGGCGGTAACATAAGAGTTAATGCCAATAACGCCGTTTTTCTGCGTGGAAAGGATGTCGTCTAAAGATGCGATGGTAGCCTCCTATTAAAATTTGCCGTCTACCTGAAAACGATACTTAACCCCCCCCAAACGCCAGAATGTACCAACGTCTTGCGATGATAGTGAAAATGCCATGAAACGCGCCCTAATCCGGCACGAAATGTATTCCGTGGATTGCGTCATGGGGAATGTTACTGAACTGACCGTGTTAGACGGTGAGCCAGAATAGTAACTGGTTGACGGCGAGGTGGCTGTGTCAGTGGCGTAGTTGGTATAGTAGATGGTTAAGTAAACAGTAGCATTTTGGTTGCCGCTGTACGTACCCCACTTCATGTCCGGCCAAATTTGATCCACAAAAACCAAGTTTTCGCCTTCAGCCAATTGGAAATAACCTGTCTGGAATGACGACAACATGGCCGTGGTTGTTGTTCCACTGGCGGCATCATTGCCCTTTTCATGCTGATAAATATATGTGTCGCTACCCGCGCCAATTGGTGGGCCAAGGACGGATTGGTCAATCCACGCAGTTCTGCCTAGTGTGCCAAAATCCCACTGTTGAGTTTGCACGTTATACTTAACGTAGCTATCGTTTTCAGTGGACGAGGAAGATGGATAATACCACGTAATCTCGTTAAATTGGCTGTTAACGCCACAAGCTACTTTGCTCAAATAATTTTGGTTAATGTTTTGAAAAATCACGTCAAAGATTGGGCATGGTATTGGCTGTGGGCCTGAACCCATGCTCATGAAAAACTGCCTTTGGGACATCCAGTACACAGCGCCATTTAGCTGACCAACGCAATGTCGTGATACCGCTCCGCAATTAGAACCAATCTTATTGAAGCTGTAAACAAACGGCGTTCCAACATATTGCATGGCCCAAAGGTCTAAGTCAGTCCAAAGCAATCCCTGTTGCGGCCCTTGAATACCCGCCACAATCTTAGAACCTGTAGGGATGCGATATGAACCAGCTTGGTTGGTTGACGAAGCTATCCAATTGGTAAAATCGCCAACGTCACACCACCTGACAAGCATAGGGTCTGCCTGTAGGTTAAACGAAGAACCGTAAGCTACAATCTGTCGTTGAGGCATGGCGACAAAAATGCCAGAATTAACGAGCGGGCCACTGCCACCCACAATCTGAGCATTTTGCAACTGCCCGTTAGGATCGTAGTAATAGATTGCGCCACCTGCAGGACATGCAACTAGATACGAACCAAAGTTATCTAAGGTCCAATCTGTCGCAGTGATTGCTGTGCCGGGAACAGACGGTTGAGTTGACCCAACACCAAACCCGCCCGTACCAAATCCGCCAACGCCAAACCCAGTACCCGTGGGTTGGGGGCCGATGGCAATGTAAAAATTGGATTGCACATTGCCGCTATTTATTGCAGTTGGTCCAGCGGAAGATGTTGCCGTATTTGCGGCTGCAAAAGTAAATGAACTTGCGCTTGGAACTGTTAAAATGGTGTACAAACCAAAAAGTGCAATACCCCCAACGGTTGTAGATACACCAACATAAAACGTAGAACCTACGGAATACCCGTGGTTATCAAGGTAACATGTAACCGTAGACTGCCCATTTGTGGTTTGAAAGGCAGGGACGCCAACTAATTTAGCCGTACCCGTGCCAGAGCCAACACCTGTAGCATTGAATATCACACCAACCGTATTGGCTGACGCGCCAATTAAGGTGTAGTCAGTTGTGCCAACAGTTACAATTTGATAGGTATCCCCTACCACAAATGACCCAGCCGTTGTGTTGGTTGACGTGTTGGCTGTTGAGGTTGCAGTACTTGCCGCCGTAATAGAATACGTTGTCCCAGAGGCGGTCAATAATTGATACGGCCCCGATAAAACAATCCCGCCAACAGATACGGGCGTTATATAATCAACGTAATCCAGAACGGATGCAGTAATGTTGGAATCCGTTACGTTAACAACTTTTGAACCAGATGTGGTTGAGAATACTGGAGCCGTGTTGGTTATGCTTGTTTGTGGTGTAATGTTAACAAGGTTATTGCCAGTCAAAACATTAAGAGACGATTCAGCACCAATCCCAAGATGGTTGATGGCATTAAGATCAGCCCAACCCTTAAGTGCGCGAATCGCGGAACCAATAGCTGAATTATAATACGCCACCCAGCCGCCAAGCTTTTGGGCCAATCCAAATCCGTTCCGCTCTGGCAAAAAGCGAATCAATTGCGAAGAAGAATACGCTGCTTCATTTAAGGTTGGGGTGACGTTCGTATCGACACCGGGTTTGAGTTTGATCGTACCAAAGGGCATGATTAACCCCTAGTTGGCGAAGCGGCGGGGGCAGGTGAGTAAGACGACCAAGCAGCAGCCTCATATTTTTTGCGATTCTCCTCAACCAACGCACTGGCTTTCAAAGCCTGATATTGGCTTTCGTAGGTCTGGGCCATTTGTGGGTCGTCGTTAATGCGCCCAAAGTTACGTTGGAAAGCGGAGATGTAAATCATACTTGCCATGATAAACATATCTGGCAGGTACGTTGAAATGTAAGTTGTCGTGTTTGTGGCAGAAAGCGGCGCAGAACGGACAGTGCCAGTTATAATAGTACCGTAGTTACTGTCAGGCGTTGGCCCCACAATCATATATTGGCTAGTATTACCTGTAGTAGCAGTATCGCCCCCATAAACAGCAAAATACTGAGGTACGCCTGTCGTAGAACCTGATCCGTAAACATTCTGTATAAATTCTTTAGTAACTGGCAATAGCGGTGAAGAAACACCGGAATTAACTACTTCAAACGTCTGCGGTACAATAAACTGCGACGTAGGTAAAGTTAACGTATTGTTATTTTGGGTAAATGAATAAGCTGTCGTGCTAATTTGAGTAGAAAGAAAGTCTAAATCACGCTGCATACGCAATTCTGCGTAGCTGATCATTTGGGGCAAAATGATCGTGAAATTGGTATCATTGGACGGAATGACGGCCATTGTGCTAATTTGCTGCACGTAACTTGAGTATGTTAAGGCCATAACTTAATCCTACGATGCCATGTCAAAGGCAGCCTTTTCCACCGCCGCAACTCTATTTGACCAACCTTTGCCAAACGTACCATACGTGGGCAAACTTTGCAAAAAGGCTAGTCTTGCTTCACAGACTCCCGTAGCAACTTCACGAGCGTTAGCCGCTTCACAAGCACTAATTGTGGCTTGGCCGATTTGTCCGTCCGCACCAACACCAAGTACCTGCTGAAGGGTTTTCGCCGCACGGCCTACCCCACTATTAACAGCCATATCAAAAGTGGCATAGTCAATGCCAAGAGGAAGTGAGTCGCCACTGATCTTATCCCAATAATTAGCCTTATACAAAGAAGCCACGTCCTGCGGCCCTAAAGCCCTCATTTCAGCTTCAGTAACATCTCGCTTCACCCAAGATTCCCAAACTTTTTGCGTTACGCCAAGATTTGTACGACCGCCGGGGTCTTTGGGATTATCCGTATACCCACCTTCAGATTTAAGAACGAGGGCTAAACATTGTTCAAAATTACCGTTCACTGTTTGTTCCCCAAAGAAGCCGTAAGCGCATCAGTCTTTTGTTTCGAACCAGCAGAAGAGCCAAAATAAAATCCCATAACGCCAGTCCAAGCAGTTCCAAGCGTCCCAATAAGCATAAGAAGTGCTTCACCACCCGTAGCTGGAAGGCCAAAATGTAAAATGTAGGCAATGATGCCAAAGAACCCGATTGTCACACCAACAGCCAAAACACGAGGAATCCAATCCCGCGTTGCAATCTGCATTTGACGGGCTGAATCACGGTCCTGTTCAGAAATCCGCTCCAGATCAATGTCCAAAGATTTCATTTGAACCTTAAAATCTGCGTCAATCTTTTTGAGAGCGGCTAATTGGTCGCCATTTGGATTAGCCAAAGCCGACATAATGTCGTCCTCTGTTCCATCTTGATGCCCAAATAAAGCACTGGAAATGGCTTTAACTGCCATACCCCCTACAGGACCAAGCAATGCCGTCGCTAATGTTGGCGCAACGGATGAAATTAAAGGACCAAAATTTTTCATTAAATCCATATTAATTCTCCCATACAGAGACGTTCAAGCCTAAATCATTCATTTTTTTAATGAACGAATAGGCATATTGAGCGGCTGATTTCTTAATACCCAATTTATTTGCAAATTCCATTAAAGGAATTTTTTCACCGTTTACATTTAAATAACGTGTATTTGTTTTGTTGTTTTGTTGTGTTTTAGGAGAAGCCCAACGGCAATTTTCTGGGCTATAATTTCCATTTACATCAATACGATCAATGGACATTCCAATTGGTGGCTCCCCCATATCTTCATAAAAATTCTCAAAAATTTTCCACCTATCACAAACTCTAATGCCGCGATCATAATAACGATGTGAATCTTTGTAATTTGGAAGTCCGCGTTCAATCATACCAGCCCAAATTTTATGGATTCTGGTATTTGTCATGCCATGCCGTGCGGAAAATCCTTTCTGGCCTTTAGCTGAAACAGGTTTCCCAGATTCTATAATGTCCATGTTATTTCACCGTCAACATAAGATATAAGCCAATTGCACCAATGCCTAATACCAGAAAACCCACAATACTGCTAACCATAATCAAATCCTTGCGGTTTTCTTCCTGTTCCTTCAAGGCAGCCGCAGCTTGACGGGCAGCTTCCTTCCGCATCTCAATGACTGACCGTTGAATACCTTCCCATGCGGCAGGGCCATACTGCCCCACAAACATATTTTTAACGTCCAACTGCATTTGCTGAGCCTTGGCTTTGGCGGCATAAATCTTAACCGCTTCAGCCTCAAACTCAGCTTGGCTTTGGAATAATTTCTTTTTGCGTGGTGTAGACGCAATAGTAACAATTTGGGCAACCTTACTGAAAAGATTGCCCACTTTTTCTGCAGTTTCCATTACGTCCTGCCCTGCATCGACGGCGGACTTGATGCTATTATAGATTGCAGTCGCGCCAGCGATGAGGGTAAACGGGTCCATACTTAGTCCATATTATTCAGCAGGTGGGTTTTCCGGTGCTGGTTCCGCCGCAACAGGCGCAACGGCGGCAGCTTCAACTTGAGGCTTTGCCTGACCATGTAGGAGATTAATAAGATCAGCAACTTCAGCATAGACGCCAGCACCAAGATGCTTAAGCACAGTGTTAACGTGAGCAACGGTAAGTTTAAGGTCAAGTTCAAGATTATCCATTATATCCTCTTAAAAAGGTGGTTGTTGGGTTTGTGACGTTGTTTCACCTAGTAGGTTAATTTGTGAAGCAATTTGTGCCTCAACGCCGGGCATACTAATGCAACCTGATACCCATGCATAGGCCATTTGTTGCGTAATATTTGCATATGGGACAAATTCTGCGGGATTTGGCGAACCTAAATTGGCAGTGCCGGATGTTGATGCTGTGTGTGTTCCATCCGTACCCGTGCATACCCAGTTAATGGCTGTAACCACATTGGTCAGGCCATCAGAGGATGGGTTTACAATGAATTGGGGAAATTCCCACGTATATTGCATTAGGTGTATTCCCAAATGCGGATCATACCTTGGTAACCATTACCGCCACTCAATGCCCCAGCGCCTGTATATGCGTTGTTGTATGCACCGCCGCCGCCAGCGCCCCATCCGTAACCATATGCCCCACTTGTAATTTGGCCTGTGCTTCTATTTACCCACCCGCCAATATTAATACTATAAGGAGTGTCTACTGATCCACCAATATAAGCATTTACTGGGTTTACTGGGGAAATCGTATAATCCATATTAGACGCAGAACCAGTTGTTCCGGCAGTCCCAGCCCCGCCACTTCCGTAACCACCGCCAGTGCCACCTGAAATAGAATATGTTGTTCCACTAATTGTTATGGAGGTTGTGCCACCTGCCCCACCAGCGCCTGTTCCACCAATCCCCCCTGCACCTATGGCGTAAGTATAGCCAGTGGATGCTGCAACAGTTGCGTATTTAGTGGCAAACACAGAGCCGCCGCCACCGCCACCATATGTAAGACCACCATAATTTCCTGTGGTTCCACCGCCAGCCCCGCCAGCGCCAATCATTTCAATAAGAATATGATTACAACCAGCCGGAGTTGTGTAAGTTCCGCCGCCTGTGCTTGTTAAAACTTGCGGGGCGCGAATTAATGTTCCACCGGATGCCAAGGATGAAGATATCCATGTAGTCCCGTTAGATGTAAGCACGTTACCGCTTGTGCCGGGGTCCACAAATTGAACTGCACTGGTTCCGTTACCAAGAATGACATTATTGGCCGTAAGCGTTGAAGCGCCCGTACCACCGCTTGAAACCGCTAAAACTGACGAAATTAATCCATCATCCGCTTTTTTGACGTTTGTGCCATCGCAATAGACAAGGATGCTATATCCCTGTGGGCAAGAAACCGTAGTTCCAGCTGCTGCATTGCTGCCGTTATTGGAGCCAAACGTGATAGTAAATGCGCCAGATGTGCTATTAGTAACAACCCACATACCCGCTACACTTTGTGGTAAAAGAACGGTCTGGTTAGCGGCTAATGCACCTGTAAGGTTAAACCGCATGGCTTGTGACGTTGAACCCGCTGCAGTTGCGCTTGGTGCCGCAATATTGGTGTAAGTGGTAGACCCACCCGTATTTACGGATACAGATGTAGTATTGCCGTACATCTGATCAAGGATGGTTGCATTATAGTTAAGCGGCTGATCCCACGTTGGCGACGTGCTATTATACGCTGGTTCGTTCAGGGCAAGGTTTGGTGTCGTACTCATGGCTTGTCCGCCTTATTGTCAAGTTTGTCGTAGATACGTTGGAACATATCCTCAATGTGCTTCATTCTCTGGTCCAAATCCACCTTGAGGACATATTCCTTTGGCATATTGGCTTCCAGTTTATTTAAATCACGTTGCAGTTCTTTGACCGCGCCCCATAGTTCACGCAGGAACCATCCCGCCACCGTCAGGATCGCGCCGCCAACTATGTCTATGAGGGTTTGGTAATCAGACATTTTGTCCCGCCAATGCTTGTATTTGTGCGGTTAATGTAGCCAATTGCGCTTGAAGTTCAGCAAGCGTTGGTGAAGATAAATTTGCCGCCGCAACCGATGCCATGTGAGCATCAATAATGACTTGAGCATCTTCATCAGAAATTAAAATGCTTTCTGGGTCCATAGTACCAAGTTCAACCAATTGTTCAAAGGTTTGATCAACGTCAACAAAGGACAAGGTTCCTTTTGGTGTTTTATAATATGCCATTGAATTACCTCAATTCATAAACTGTAGCAGTTGGGGCGCTATAACTTAACGTGTATGTTGAACCAGTTGGAACAATTGTAAATCCATATTGGTTTTGACCGCCACCGCCGTTGGATAATGAAACTGGGGTTGTCGCACCAACAGTAATAGACCCACTTATGCCCCCACCGCCCGTTAAGTTCATTTGAACGGCAATTGGGTTCCCCGTACTATTGGTATATTGGGTTCCACTTGTCCGTGTTACCAACTGCCAAGTTTGCCCACTACCAAGGCCGCCGCCTGTTGCCGTAGAGCGGAAAAATTTACCCGTGCTGTCTACATATACGTTGGCGGCTGTTGCTGATGTACCTGTGTATACTTGTGGAACAACAAGGTTGCCGCTGCCAGATGGCGATGTCGTCGTCCCCACCAGCAGATTGCCGGAGGAGTCGATGCGGGCGCGTTCTGCGTTATTTGTTCCGTTTGCAGTCCAAAACTGCATTGAATTATTTGAATGATCGTAGCGTATAAGTCCGGTATTTGCATCGGTACCATCAACGGTAAAACCTATGCGGTTAATATCAGACGCACCGCCTTTAAGCGCAATTCCTCCGCCAGCTCCATTTACTGTAAGTTGGTAATATGAAGTAAAAGGACTACTCGTCCCAATACCTACGTTGCCGGAGGAGTCGATACGCATACGTTCTGTGTTATTCGTATAGAACGTCAGAGGGCCGCTAATGGGAACATTTAATCTTGTTTCATTTGTATCGCGAAACGCAGATAATCTGAATTGGTAATTAGACGCGTTATATAATTCTAATCCCATTTCAACACCCGCGCCATTCGCGGCGGATATGTTGTTAATGCGTTCACCAACAAAACCAGAAACAGAATTACTAATTTCAAGTTTTTGGTTTGGCGAAGTCGTCCCAATACCTACGTTGCCGGAGGAGTCGATACGCATACGTTCTGTGTTGTTGGTGGCAAAAACTACAGGCGCTGATAAAGTATTTACCAAAGCTATTGCGTCTGTTCCGCCGATAGCAGTGGAGTTGCTATGCCCGTTCAATCCTAAGTAAGCGGCTGTACTAGAATAATCGCTCCCTAATTGTAAATAAGTAATATTGGAAGAGCCTGCATTGTAGTTATAAATTCTGGCACCAAAACTTGAATTAACAGTACCCCAAATATCTAACTTTTGCCCCGGCGAACTTGTCCCAATACCCAGATTGCCTGACGTATCAAGCGTCATTGCTTGGGTGAAAGTGATTGCGTTACCAGCGGTGCCAGAAGGGGCGTTTTGCCAAATATGTTGTCCAGCATTTTGGTAATAACGAGTTGCATAATCTGAAGTCAAATAGGTGTAGTTACCTGAAGCGTTTATGTATTGATTAGTCGATAGCGCAGTTAAGTTTGCATTGCTGCGCGTTTCTAAAGCACCGCTTTGACCTGCTTGTATTACTTTACTAAAACTGTACCAAGAACTTGGCGAAACACCTAAACCAAGATTGCCTGACGTATCCAACTGCATTTTTTGTGCGCCGTTCGTGTAGAACGATAGCGGCAAATACGTACCCGTGCCGTTAATACCGGACACCAACTGAACGTCCGTGGAGCCGTTCGTCGCAATCAAAATCTTGGATGCGTTGGTAGGATCAGCGGCATTGGTTGCTTGCCAAGAAGCAGCCGTGGATGTGCCGTTAGGCAGAGCATAAATGCCCGTTGTGCTGTTGGTCGTGCTTGTTTGGAAAGCCAAACGGTTTGTGATGGTTGCGTTGGTAAAATCACCAAGAATACGCGCACCAGTTCCAGTAAACGTCTCGTTACCGCTATTGCTAATGCTGCCCGTCGTCAAAGCCGTAACGGTAGGCGAATTAGACCATGCAGGAGCAACACCAACGCCGCCGGACACAAGAACTGATCCGGTAGCAACGTCAGCCAATTTGGACAGCGTTGTGGAGGCAGAAGCGTACAGAAGATCGCCCACTGTGTAGGACGTGATGTTTGTGCCGCCAGAGGCCACAGGAACTACGCCGCCAAGAGTTGCAAGCGTAACCGTTGTCCAAGATGGAGCGGCAGATGCGCCACCAGACGTTAAGAATTGACCGGACGTGCCGTATGTAGCGCCGCCAATGCCTAACTGACCCGCAGGGCCAAAACGGAAGGCTTCAGTCGCAGAGTTGCCGCCTGTAGCAGTCGTAAAGATAGACGCGTATGTTCCTTGCGCCGTATCCGTGAAGTTTTCAGCAGCAGTAATCGCAAGATAACCTGTAGATGCTGTAGCAAATCCAGTCGCGCCATAACCACGGGCAGTAAACTGCGCTAAGAAGTCGCCTGATTGCGATGCCGTTGGAGAAACCGCCGTACCACGGGCTGATCGTGCCGTATATGCACCGTAAGCCCCCGTACCATAAGCATCTTGCGTAATACGGGTGTTTGCGGCGTTTGCGCCAACAATATACAAATCAGTACCAGCAGGAAGTGAACCTGTTGGCGTGGTCGTTTGCGTATTGGAAACAACCGTCAACTGCGTCTGTGGTGTGGCGGTGTTGATGCCCAAGCGATTATTGGTGTTATCCCAGAAGAACTTGGCATTGTTCTGGCTGTAAACGCCGGATGCACCCGCAAATACGACAGAGCCAGTGGTAAATGCCGTTGAAGTACCCGTGCCGCCGTAGCCAACACCAATGGTTGAGCCGTTCCAAACACCCGCAGTAATCGCGCCGCTTGTGCCAATTGTCATGGCATCCGTTGCGCCGTTATTTACCACAAAGTGAATGGCATTATTTGTCGTCGTACCGATAGCAAGGTCAGCGGATGTCGCATCAAGATAAACAGTATTAGGCGCGTTAAATGCGCCCGATCCTGCAAATGTTGAAGAATTCATCCCCAATTCGCCAAAATACGTTGATGACGTACCAAGGTTGTTGGAAACAATGAAATTTGTGGATGCCACGTTGCCAGAGTTGGTGTTTTGAAGCACCATTTCGTTGTAGGTGTTTACGCTATTGGTATAAGACGCAAAGATATTCGTATCGCTATAGCCAAGCGTACCGTAACTATAAGCACCCGCAGATAATGCGCTGGCAAGCGAACCGTTGGCCGTCACATAGGTAAATGCACCCGTGGAAGGCGTTGTTGCGCCCACCGTGCCATTGATACCGCTGACCCAAGAGGCAGTCGTGCCATTGGATGTCAGGATTTGTGTATTTGTACCAATGCCCAAGCGGGTTGCACTGTTTGTGCCGTTCCCAATAATCAAGTCGCCAGTTGTGGTAATTGGCGAAAGCGCATTGAATGCAGCGGATGCAGTCGTCTGGCCCGTGCCGCCAAACGAAATGCCAACCGTGCTAAGGCCGATGGTATTACCAGTCTTGGTGATTGGGGCAGTAACAGTAATGTTACCAGACGAAGATGTTTGCACCCACACAAGAGCCGTAGAACCAACCGTAATTGTGCCAGTGGTGTTCATAACCCATGAGGTTGAACCGTTTGATGTACCGCTATTAACAAATGCCGCAGCACCCGTTTCAATATAATTTGGACCAGTACCAACTGTGTTAAAGTCAGTAGAACGGGTTAAAACCCAGTTTGTAGAGCCAGAACCTTGGTTAGTGACAACATAAATACCATTTTGCAGACCGCTTGATTGGTTCTTAACCATAACACGGGTGGCATTGGTAACGTCTGTGGCGGTGAAGGTATAACCATCAATCGTCAACGCAGCCTGTGTGCCAGCGTTTGTAATTGTAGCGCCAACGCCAGACGTTCCGTTATTGTATGTTACCGTTCCAAGGTCCGATAATGTTGCATAACTAACTGAAGCATGGAATGTCGTGTTGCTGACTGAGGCAACCTGACCATCAACATATTGTTTGGTGGACAACTGCAATGCGGCAGTTGGGTCTTGCGTTACCGTAACAGTTGTCAAACCAGACAGTGTGGTTGCTGTAGCACCCAGTGATATAGATGTCGTTCCAAGCGTAATAGAAGAATTGGTTAACCCGGCGTTAGGAATGGTGGCCGATGCCGTAACCGCGCCCGTGCCGTTACCAAATAGATAGCCACTGAGAGTAGACGCACCCGTGCCGCCATTGGCGACAGGAAGAATGCCAGTCACACCAGTTGTGAGCGGCAAGCTAGTAGCGTTAGTCAAAATAGCCGCAGATGGCGTACCAAGGGCTGGCGTAATAAGTGTTGGCGAATTTGACAACACTACGGAACCAGTACCCGTGGATGTCGTTGTTCCCGTACCGCCAGATGCTACAGGCAATGTGCCAGTGGTAAGCACAGACGTGGAAGTTGCATATAAAGCGCCGCCAGAAGTGAACGACGTAAGGCCCGTACCACCATTGGCCGTGCCAAGCGTACCCGTTACATGAGTAGAAAGACCAATTTTACCCCAAGACGGAGCAACACCGACCCCTCCAGAAATAAGAGCATTGCCAGTAGCCACGTCATTAAGACGGGCCAAGGTGGAAGATGACGAAGCATAAAGAATGTCACCCGTCGTATACGATCCATAGCCTGTGCCGCCCTGCGTTTCAGATAATGGCGTGGTCAGGCCAGAAAGGGATGTGATATCGCTATTTTCGCCGGAAGCCGCCGCACCAAGGTTAGTACGCGCAGCCGATGCCGATGTAGCGCCCGTACCGCCGTAAGCAACCGCGATAGGCGTACCTTGCCATGTGCCGGAAGAAATTGTGCTGAAATTGGTCGTGCCAGTGGCAGTAAGATTGGTAAACGTACCCGCCGCCGCAGTAGTCCCGCCAATCGTGGTTTGGTTGATTGTGCCGCCCGTAATAGCAACAGCATTAGCGTTCTGCGTTGCCATCGTTCCAAGGCCAGTAATTTGGCTTGTTGGAATCAAAATATTTACGCGAGAAGCAGAGGTTATTTGGCCCTGTGCATTAATTGTGATTTGCGGAACGGCTGTTGCGGTGCCATAGGTTCCAGAGGTAACGCCCGTTACATCAATTAAAATTGTACCAGATGTCGTTAGTGGGTTTGTGCTTAACGTGGTCAATCCCGTCCCAGCGGTAAGGGAAGAAATTGTACCCGCACCAATTAATGAGCGGACTTGCGCAGCAGTTAAGTCTTGCGGTTGAGCAGAACCCGCCGTGTTGTTGCCTTTAATTGTATAGGCAGCCATTTGGGCAAGATAATCATTGGTAACGCCGTTATTGTTAAGGCCAATTGTTCCGGTAGTTGTAATAGTCCCGCCAGAAAGCGGCGATTGAGCCGTAACAGATGTTACCGTGCCGCCATTAGCATTAAGGTTAGCAATCTGCTGCGCTGTAGCGCGGTAAGATGTACCGTTTTGAACTACCTGAAGTTGAGACGACCCACTAAGGCTCGTGACTGACGGCAGATTTGGGATAGTTACGTTGCTCATGCCAGCGGCCCTGTCTGAGGTATCTGCGAATAATTGTACGGCACACCAACTATAGCAGTTTTAACCAGTGTTGTAGACCCCAAGATACTACCAGAAGCTACGTTTTGAGCAACTGTGTAGGTAAATTGCGTCGCTGTGTTTACGGTTACGCTATAGAAGCCATCAGTCGCGGCTCCCTTAGTTGTGCCTTGGACTGAAATTTGGTCGTTTGTATTAAGCCCTGTGGAAGCAGAGCATGTTACCGTAATGATTGTCCCGCCATTTGCGGTCATAGAAACGACCGGAAGCGTTACGCCATAGGTTACAGTGTTCTGCAACGGCATAATGGCGGCTTGCGTCAATCCTACAGGCGCACCAATTGGCTGGCTTGTTACATTGTTACCATTTTCATCAACTAGGAATGTTGGATTTGTAACTTGCAAGCCAGTCGTTGGGTCTGTCGTAGCGTTCAACGACGTAACGGTATAATCCGTCTCATCCGCAGCATACGGCTCCGTGCGGGGGTTCATAACTGGAACCGGATCAGCCGGAAGCACAATAGCGCGAAGCTGGTTTTGCGGAATATCAGTGCAAGGTTTGCAAACAAGGATGCGTTTATTGATTAAGGACGCGCCACCCCAGTCAAATTGCCAAGCTAAATCAACGTGGTTGTACCACATGCCACATCGGTCACATACGGCCAGAGCCTGTGGGTTTTTTGATGATACTCTTGCGCGGCCAACTTGTGAGGCATAACCCATTTACGCCTCCTTAATTGCGCCAGTAGCCGGAGACCTGAGGCGACACATACATCTGCACATACTCAACGTCCTGTTGAGCAGCTATTGCATACGACTCATCTGCTTCAGCTTTAAGCATTTGAACTAATGCAGGGTTCCATATACGGGCTAAACGATACGCCAAGCCATTAGCAAAAGCTTCCAACCAACGATACGGAATATCAACCGTTTGTCCGCCCGTAAAGTTGCTATCCTGAATTTGTGTCACTGCGTAATATGATAATGTAGACGGCCCGTTAGATGTGTTTGGGACAGGCCAGACAGTCAATGTTGGGCTAATAAGACGATCAAACCAGTATATCGTGGTGAAGCCTTGTTGCGTCTTATTGGGATAAGAAGCGTATTCTGTACGGCTAACTGGAAGAATAATGCGGTCTATGTTTTGTCCGCTATTGTTAGTCGTGACATACGCATCCAAAACCATGACTACATTTGGATCAACGCTATACGTGGAAGTTCCCGTGACAAGATTAACCGTCACAAGTTCAACTTTCCAAAGATTAACGCCTTGGTTGGCCCAGCGAGACAACATTAAGTTAGTCGCCATACGAGCCGATTCCATATGCTCTTGAGTAAGGGCAGTTGCCCTTACTCCTGCTGTGTTGAAAGCATAAATTGTAAGTTCGCCTAAGCTTGGGGAGAAAGCATATGTATTGCTCGTGGTCATAACGACTCCTAATTAGAAGTTCGTGTTAGTAGCATCAGCAATAAGATAACCACCTGCGAAGATTGAACCAACAAATGGACCGCCTGTATTGGACTTCATTTGGAACTGGATATCCGTTCCGCCGGGGTGTCCCACGGGGACCGTATATGGAATGTTAAAGATTTGCACAAATGGTGACTGCGACAGCAATGTCGTGTTGCCATTCAAAGTGTAATTGTATCCGTTTTCTTGGGTTGTGCTGGCAAGATTGAATTTATTATATTCAGCAAAAATCATGTAGTTGCTGGACGTAAATCCGATACTTGCGTTGCCTTGAACATATGACAGATAAAACGTGTAACCTTTTGGCACGGTGTAAAGCGACATCTGCGTCTGACCAACACCTGCGTTGATCTGGGCATAAAGAACAGTAGCAATCTTACCCGTAATAATACCCGCATTAACGCCATTCGTTATAAACATGCCATTAATACGGAAAAACGAATTGGTTGTCGTCGCAGTGCCTGAACCGTTTAAAGTGACGGCTTCAGAAAGCAAATTGTAGTTTGCATCCAAACCGTTGACCTGAACAATCAAACCAGCATCAGTTGCGCCAGACGCGCTGAGAAGAACAACAACACCAGCAGTTCCCGGATAGGCATATGCGCCGCCAGATTGCGTTAAGCCTTCCCACAATGGGCCAAGAGCAGTACCCGCAACCTGTGTGCTGTAACCAAAAATTTCTACGGGCTGGTGGTTGGTAATTAATCCACGGCCTACCTGCAATTCAAATGGCTCATGCTTGCCGTTCTTAGTAATTGAATCCCAGATAACGCCGGATTGAGAAATCGTAGCCATAATTACTTACCTTTTTTCCGTGCCGCAGCGGCGTTGTCGACGAGATTTGGCCAAGGTCTACCCGCAGCCCTTGCCCTAGCTTTAGCACTTTGTTCCTGCTTATGCGACAAGTGCTTTGTGTGATGGTCTTTGGGCAGTTTAGTTTCCCAAAATGGCTTATCAGACATTAGCAACCCCACTTACGGAGTGATTTATTAATGCGGCTATCTGGATCAGCAGCTTTAGCTGAGCCAGTCATTTTACGGCGCATTCCGGTCATTCTGCTACAAAAATTGTCATGACGAGGATTATCTTTATCCTTCGTTGGCGCCTTGAGATTATGGCCTTCTGCTCGTGCAGAAGCGCGTCCCTTGGCGTTTAATCCGCCGGACGGTGACTTGCCTTCAGAACGTGTCCATGCTGCGGTCATATGGCACCCATGAGAAAGTGAGGGGGCTTTTTACACCCCCTCGCTTATATTAATCGTGTTCAGGCTCGTAAGACTTGTGAGCCTTTGGCTCAGTTCCCTTAGCAGCCGTGGAAAGTGGGTGCATGTTTGCACCAATCTCGCCACCATGCTTGCGGGCCTTACGATCTGCACGATGCTTAGCATGTTCACCATGCATTGCATGCTCTGGGTGAACGTGACCACCACGCTTGCGCTTTGCGCGATGCTCAGCCTTAGGATGCTCGTGATGATGCTCCTTGTGCTTTGCATTGTGATGGGCAACATGGCCACCATGCTTGCGCTTGGTGCGACCGCCATGCTTGCGTTCTTGTGCTTCGTGTTCAGTTGGCGAATTTGCGCCAGCGTACACGTCTTTCACAGCAGCATCAGCGTACATTTCGCCGTGCGTACCGTCTTCTGACTTATGGACCTTCTTCATGGCCTATTCCCTTAGAAGTTGTAGTACTGGGTAAGACCAAACAAGCCAGTTGCAGACTGGACATTGTAGGCCTGAGGTATCTGGCGGAACACATACTTGTTCGTGCCAGTAGACGGCGTGAGATTGACGCCCGACGCATTCGCAAGGTCAATCGTGCCACGGACATCGCCCGTTGTGGCGGACGGTGTAGTACGGTCAGCAGGTAAGAACCCGTTTGCAGCAAAGCCCGTGTTAACCGCTGGTGCAGTCTGAGAGTTACCAGAGTTAACAACAACTTCTGCTGAGGTATCTGAACGGATTGGCAAGCCAACAATTGCAGTCGTACCAACAGAGTAAGCGTGGGTCGTATCAGCCGTGCCGCCGGAAAGCACCACAGACTTGATATACTTAAACGCCTTCTTGCCGTTTACTGCGTTACCCGCTGAAATCGTGATGGCTTCAGACATTGGATATCCGTAGACATCGTAGCCGTTAACCGTCGCGGTTGCATAAGTGGCGCTGGCTGCTGCAGTAACGCTTACTGCACGGCCAACCATTGCCATTGGGTTCCAAAGCCAAATTGATGGCGTCTGGATGTTTGTTGGGATTGCGCAAGATTGCACGTTTGGATAGGCCAAAGTAACCGTACCAGACGTGAATGTTACGTTCTGACTTAGCTGATAAGTACCAGTCTGTCCGTTACCAACCGTTGATGAAGTTCCTGTCGTCGTAATCTGAGAACCGATATAGACGCCAGAAGTTGCACCAAGGGTTCCGCCTGTCACCGTCGTAGAAGAGGACAGAAGAACCATTCCCGGACCAATTGGCATGCCACTGTTTGCCGTAACAGTCAGGATACCGTTCGTTGCTGAAGCGGTAACTGAAGCATAGGCATCAAGTGCCAAAACCGTGTCCGTGGCGCCCGTATCTGACCGGGTAAAGTTGGACGAATAGTAGACGCCAGTAGTAGCGGAGTTAGTCGTAACAAGCGAAAGAGTCGCGCTTGTTGGATTTGCAGAGGCAACAATTGCTGCCGCTGCGTTTGTGTATGGGACACCCGTGAACGAAACAATGTCACTAAAGCCATACCAGCCAAAGTCTTGAGCGGACTGCGCTTCACCCGGAAGGTAGGTGAATGGAAAACGCGGATCAAGGATGCCGCCCCCCGCATAAAATAGCGAGGAGCCTAAGTCAGGGTTGTAGTCCGATGGTTGCGATGGGTTTTGCCCAAATACAATCAGTGGACCGGAGAATGCTGTATCAGCCATAGTGCCTTCTCCTTACGAGGTTGGGAACGAGCCGTAGATCGCGCGCCAGTTGTAGTAACCAAACGAGTAACGCTCGTAGCCCTTAACAAGCAAGTTGTCAGTGACAAAATCGACTTGCATGTCTGTTTCGAACTTAATGCGTTCCATATACGCCAAACCATCAATGTTGGTGAGGAGGAACCAAGCGTAAGCTGAGGTCAAGAAGTCGTTGACCATATAGCCTTCGCTGAGACCACCTGCCGTCATCATGATCGCGTTGACGTCGTTGTCCGCAGTACCCGGACGCAATTCAGTCTTCGTGAGACGGATTGCAACTGGTTCCAACTGTGGAGGAACGATTAGTTTGCGGCCACGGGCAAAGATTTTCAAGCCAGCCTGATCTTTGAAGTTCGTGCGGACTGCAATCATTGCATTCAGCAAGGTGGCTTCGTTCAAGTCAACCTGAGTCGTTGGCGTGTTAGCAACCGTACCACCGTCAATAGGATGCGCCGTGGAGCAGAGTGCTACACCGTCACCGCCAACTGCTGCGTTGTACGTCGTTGCCGTGTTGAGGATGTTCGCGCCATAGATTTCCTTAGTCTGCTGGAAAGATTCCACGAGGCCAAGGTTGGATGGCATGAACTGGGTCTTGTAGAGGTTATCGTCAATCGCCTTGCGGGTGATTGCGTAACCCAGAGCAATTTCCGTATGCTCTTGGTTCCAGACGAAGCGTTCGCCAGCGTTAGAATCAAAAGCGGTCTGGCCGCCTTCAGTCTTAAGCTGTGCGAGGCCAAGGTAACGCATTTCTGCCGTGCGTTCCAAAGCCATTTTGGATTCATGCTTCGTGAAGATTTTGTCGTACTGAGATGAAATCATCTCGTACTTGCCTTCTACCCCGCGTAGGCCGGGAAGGAGAAGGTCACGGATCTGTGAGAGATTAACAGCCATAGTACCTTACTCCTTAGCTGATGCCAGTTGGGCCAGCGCCGTTGCTGCGTAGCCATTCGTTGTTGAAGCCAACAATGACGTTGCAGTACTGCGAGGTTGGATCGCCGCCGTTTTGAACACCAACTTGGTAATCAATGACGACGAATGGGAAGGTTGCAGTCGTCGCAAGCGACGAAAGATATGCACCGGAACGACCCGTGGACGTGTTGCCCGTACCAATGGAGAACTGGGCATATTGGCCCTGAACGCCAGAAGTTTGCGTGGAAAGCGTACCCGTGATTGGGAACGACGACGTGCTGGTCTGGACGATGAAACGAGCGTTTGGATCATCAATGACGTAAGCTTCTACGTCGCCAGTTGCACCGGAGCCGGGCCAATAGCTGGACCAGACCGTGCGGCCAAGAGATGTGTTGAGGTATTTGCAACCAACAAAAATACCCGCGAGGGTCGTTGAGCCGGGCGAAGCCTGAACAATGTAACCGTTGGCGCTGCTTACCGCTGGCATTACTGGATCGCCAGTGTAGATAGCACCTGAACTCGACGCAATACGGCGTACGGATTGAGCGAACGTAGGCGCACCACCCGCACCACCCTGATACT